CACGAAGAAGCAACAAGAGTCGCTGAAAAACGCAGAGGCTGAGCGTCCAGTGGCATTTTTTATATCCTATAATCACATAGTGACAGGAGTTTTTATATATGGCTAAGTTTGAAGATCCGTTACAAGAAAACCTTGACTTTACACCTGATGAGGTAGGTGAAGAATCTAAAAAAGAGAAAATAGAAGCACAGGCTCCTGAAGAGCAAGTAGAAGCTGTTCAAGAACAACCTGAATTACCTGAGAAATATCGAGGTAAGTCTTTTGAAGATGTTATCAAAATGCACCAAGAGTCTGAAAAACTTATAGGAAAGCAAGCCAGAGAAGTTGGTGAGCATCGTAAGTTTTTTGATGAAATGACAAAACGTGAACTTCTTAAAAACAAAGCGACAGACCAGCCTGTAGTTGATGAAGATCCTAACGATACATTTTTTAAAGAACCTACTGTAGCAATGGATGCTCGCATTAGTAATCATCCAGCTATTAAAGACGCACAAGAGGCTGCTTTAATGGTAAAAGCTCAGTCTGCTTTACAACAGCTACAACAACAGTTTCCTGATTTTAAAGATGTTGTTAATGACGCTCAGTTTATTGACTGGGTGAACAAGTCTTCAATCAGACAAAAACTACATAAACAAGCTAACGAAGGTTATGATTTAGAAGCTGCTTCTGAACTTATTAGCACTTGGAAAGATATTTCAAATGTTAAAAGTAATTCAGAACCACAGCAACAAATTACTCCTGATTCTCAAGAGTCTAGAGTTAAGTCTTTAAAAGCTGCCACTGTTGATACAGGCTCCACTTCAATGGGTTCTAAGAAAAAATATAGTCGTAAAGCCTTTCAAGAACTACTTATAAGAGATCCACAAAAATACTATGCTAACGCAGATGAAATCCTTCTTGCTTATGAGGAAGGAAGAGTCTATTAAATGAAAAGGAAATAAGAAATGGCACTAGGTACTAATAATGTAACAACCACCACCGCAGCGAAGTTCATCCCTGAAATTTGGAGTGATGAAATTGTTGCAGCTTATAAGGCTAATCTTATAGCTGCTAACCTATTCTCCAAGATGTCTTTCAAAGGTAAGAAGGGTGATGTACTTCACATTCCTAAACCAACTCGTGGTTCTGCTTCTGCAAAGGCAGCATCAACTCAGGTAACGCTTATAGCTGCAACTGAGAACGAGATTCTTGTCAACATCAACAAGCACTACGAGTACTCACGTTTCATTGAGGACATCGTTGAGACACAGGCACTTAGCTCTCTACGAAAGTTCTACACTGATGACGCTGGTTTTGCTATTGCTAAACAAGTAGATACTGACTTGATTCAGCTTGGTCGTACTGCTGGTTCAGGCACTGCCTACTCTACAGCAGCTTCAACTACTAACGCATTCATTGGTTCTAACGGAACTACTGTCTATAACTCTTCATCTTCTAATGCTGCTGCATTGACTGATGCTGGTGTTAGACGTACTATCCAGCGACTTGATGATGCTGATGTACCAATGACAGATCGTTTTTTAATTGTTCCACCTACAACAAGAAATACCTTGATGGGTATTGACAGATTTAGTTCTGAGTCTTTTGTTGGTGAGCAAGGACAAAACAACACGATCCGTAACGGACAGGTTGGTGATCTCTACGGTGTTAAAGCCTATGTGACAACCAATGCTGACTCAGGTGCTGGTAGTTCTGGTGCTGACCGTATTTGTCTCATGGCACACAAGGACGCTTTTGTTCTTGCTGAGCAGATGGGTGTACGTTCACAGACCCAGTACAAACAAGAGTGGCTTGCAACATTGTTCACGACAGATATGCTTTACGGTGTAGCTGAGTTGCGTGACAGTTCTGCTGTTGCTCTTGCTGTTCCTGCTTAATTAAGTAGGTTGTAATATCTCCCTAGACTCACAAGGTCTAGGGAGTTTCATTATTGTCGTTCATCCATTAGGACGGAAGTAGGGAAACCGAAGGAACGCATCTTTCTTTAAAAAGGAGGGTGTTATGTCTTGGACAGACTACTGCCGTAAGCGTGAGATAGACAATTACAAGAAGCAACAACTACTTAAACTACTACAAAGGAAATGTTATGTGGACTAAACCTGAATACACTGAGATGAGATTTGGTTTTGAAGTTACGATGTACATTGCAACTAAGTAAGGACATATAATGGCTATATTTAGAGGGGCTGGAGGATCAGGAGATGCTACCACAGACGCTGCTAGTCAGGCTACAGTAGCCACAACTAAAGCTGCTGAAGCTGCTACTTCTGCTTCTGCTGCGTCCTCTTCAGCCACCACTGCTGCTACTGAAGCATCTAACGCTTCTACGTCAGCAAGTAATTCTGCAACATCCGCTACAGCATCTGCAAGTTCTGCTACAGCTTCTGCATCTTCTGCAACGGCTGCTGCTAGTTCAGCTACTGCTGCTGCTGCATCTTTTGATTCTTTTGATGACAGGTACTTAGGTGCTAAGTCATCTGCTCCTTCTACCGATAATGATGGTAATGCTTTAGCTGAAGGGGCTATGTATTACGACACAGGTGACGATATCATCTATGTCTGGAACGGATCAACATGGCAAACCATTACAACAGGTAGTGGTGGACTACAAGCAGCTAATAACTTAAATGATGTAAATAGTGCAAGCACATCAAGAACTAATCTTGGTTTAGCTATTGGCTCTGACGTACAAGCACATTCTGCTGTACTTGATGCAACTACTGCATCTTATACTACTGCTGAAGAAACTAAACTAGCTGGTATAGAAGCCAGTGCAACAGCAGACCAAAGTGCTGCTGAGATAAAGACTGCATACGAGAGTAACGCAGACACTAACGCATTCACTGATGCTGACCATACAAAATTAGATGGTATTGAGGCATCTGCTACTGCAGATCAAACAGCAGGTGAAATTAAAACAGCATACGAAAGTAATGCAGACACTAACGCATTCACTGACGCAGATCACACAAAGCTAGACGGTATTGAGGCTAGTGCTGATGTAACAGACACAGCTAACGTAACCGCTGCTGGTGCGTTAATGGATAGTGAAGTTACTAACTTAGCACAAGTTAAGGCATTTGATTCAGCAGACTATGCAACTGCTGCACAGGGTACACTAGCTGACAGTGCATTACAGTCATCTGACATAGGCTCTACTGTTCAAGGCTTTGATGCTGACACATTAAAAGCTGATACAGCAGACACACTTACAGCACCGTTCAGAGGCACAGTAACTGCTGACAACGATCTATCGTTTGATCTTAATACTACTAACAACTTTAGCTGCACACCGACTGGTAGTGGCACATTGACGTTTACAAACCACACAGCAGGACAGAGTGGTTTTGTTTTACTAGATAACTCTGGTGGTCACGCTATTGCTGCTGCAGCTACAACTAAGATTAACGCTGCTGACTTAACAGCTATCTCGACTGCTGGTGTCTACACACTTAGTTACTTTGATAACGGAACAAATGCTTATGTATCAGTGAGCAGGAGTTTTGCATGAGTTTATTGCCTGTTGGCATTGGTGCATTTGATTCTGGATACACGATAGACCAGAGCTTACGACTACGCAACTCTGCTCCTGCTATGTTTCGCAGAACACCTAGCAGTGCAGGTAACAGAAGAACTTGGACTCTTAGCTGGTGGGCAAAACGCAGCAAGTTAGGTAACGCAGGGTTTACTGTATTTTCTGCAGGTACGGGTACATCTGGCGATACAGGTGAGTTAGTTATTAAGTATGATAACAACTACCCAGACTCATTAGCAATTCAAACTACAAACACAAACATAAGATTCACAAATGCTTTGTATCGTGATCCATCAGCATGGCATCATGTTGTCGTTGCATTTGATACGACTCAAACTACTGCTGCAAACAGACATAAAGTTTATGTAAACGGTGAACAAGTTACTTCATTTAACCTAAGTAACGACTTAGCACAGAATACTGATACAGCAGTTAATAACACAGTGCAACAAGCGTGGGGATATTTTGGAAGAATAAACTCTCAGTACTTCGATGGTTATTTAACTGAGATGTACATAATTGACGGTCAGCAATTAACTGCTAATGACTTTGGTGAGTTTGACGATGACACAGGTGTTTGGAAACCTAAAAAATACACA